CACCTCCGGCACGCTGAAGACCGACTTCTTCGCCAACATCAAGCAGCAGCTGCGCGACCTCAACGGCTTCCTGAACTCCAATGGCGCCAAGGCGCTTGCCGATGATCTGGGTCGTGGCCTGTCGGGCGCTGTCACCTGGTTGCGCAAGGGCATCGACACTGTCATCGAGTTCCGCAACGAGATCCTCCGGTTCGCAGAAGTGGCGGCCGGCGCCTTCGCGCTGCGCAGTGCCGTCGCTGGCGTATCCAATCTGGTCGGCGCGTTCGGTGTCCTGCGCACGGAGCTGCGCGCCGTCAACATCGCGCTCGCGGAGTCGCGCTCCTGGTTTGCGCTCTCCAACCAGGCCTCTCTGCTGGGTGCAGGCGCCGCCACGACGCTGCAGACCGCCTTCATGGGCGCACGCACTGCAATCGTCCCGCTGCTCGCTGGTGCCGCCGCCCTGGTGCCGTGGATCGCTGCGCTGGGCCTTGGCGCATACGCTGCCGCCCAGTATTTCGGCATCTTCGACAACAAGGTGCTCAACGCCTACGACACGCTGGTCAAATACGGCGCCGAGACCCGTAAGCAGGCGCAGGAGACCACCGACGCATACCTGAAGCAGCTCGACAGCGAAATCGAGATGGAACGCCGGCGCGACGAACTGCGCAAGAGCGACCCCACCGGTTTCATCATCGACCGGCCGGATGAAGGCAAGGATCTTCAGTCGCTGCTCGCCAAGCGCGCCAAGATCCTGTCGGCTCAGGCCGGCCTGGTTGAAGCTGCCACCAAACGCGAAAACGACCGGATTGTCGAGAACGCCCGCGCTGCCCTGGACGAACAGTTCCAGGACCTGCAGGGCGAGCGTGACCGCGAGCTCGATCTCCTCCAGACCAAATACGACGAGGAGCTCAAGTCCGCGAAGGATAGCGAGGACGTCAATCGCCGGCGCGCCGAGGCTATCCTCGACATCAACAAGAAGTTCTATGCCGACCAGATTGGTCTGATCCGCACGGCCATCGTCGCCGAGGAAAAGGCATCTGCGACTGGCAATGAGGAGCGCCGTGGCCAGGCCAAGCGCGTCCTCGACATGCTCTATGGCGATCTCGCCGTCTACACCCAGCGCCTCAACGATCTGAAGATCGGCACCGTGCCTGAGCTGAAGGCGCCGAAGTCTCCGGCTGCCCTGCTCGAGGCTGGCCAGAAGAAGCTGCGCGACATGCGCTCCGAGGTCCAGGGCCTCGTCGAGGAGTTCGGCGGCGCCAACCAGGAAGTCGCCAAGCTCCAGGAGCTGCTGCGCGAAGGCAAATACGGCGACATGGGCCGTGCCGACGTCATGGCGCTGACCGAGCAGCTGATCGCTGCCACGGCCGCCAAGGAAAAGCTCGACGAGCTGATGAAGGGCAAGAAGCAGCTCGAAGGCGATATCGAGCAGGCCCGTATGCGCGCGCTCGACAAGCAGATGGAGCTGCAGGAGCGCCAGGCTGGCCGCGACCTGACCGACGCCGAGAAGATCAAAATCCGCATCGAGAACGGCTACTATGACGGCTTTGGCCCGAAGTCGCCGGCGCGCGAGATGCTGGCTGGCCTGCTGAAAGGTTTCGACCTGCAGGGCGAGGCTGCCAACAAGGTCGGCACCGTCTTCCGCGACAACACCTTCGGCTCGGCGACCGAGAACCGGATCCAGACCGTCACCGAGAAGCTCAAGGAAATGTCGGGCGTTATCTCCGGCATCGGCAATGGGCTCAACGGCCTGAACTTCGGCAATATCTCGATGCCTGGCGACAAGTTCTTCGGTGCCGGCATGGGCAAGCCTGTCGTCGGCGCGTCGGGCACGCTGCTCGATCTCATCGGCCGTGGCGAGAGCGGTGGCAACTACAACGCCTCGCTCGACAATGGCCGCTGGACGAACGGCAACCAGAACCTGGTCGCCATGACGCTCAAGGAGGTGCTCGCCCTCCAGAAGCAGATGCTGACGCCCGAGAACCGCGCCAAGTATGGCGAGGGCAGGGGCTCGTCGGCGCTCGGCAAATATCAGATCGTCGGCTCGACGCTGGAAGGCCTGATCAAGAAGCTCGGCCTGACCGGCGATGAACTCTACGACCCGGAGATGCAGGACAAGCTGGCAATGGCGCTCGTTGCCGGCCGCGCTGGTCAGGGCAATGAAGGCCTGCGCAATGAGTGGACCAGCCTGCGCAAGGTTGACGACGCGACGCTGAACGCTGCCCAGACCGGTCAGCAGTTCGCTCCCGCGCGCGCACCGGCTCCCGCGGCCATCCCGACCTATACGCCCGATGAAGCCACCAACAGCTTCATGGAAAGCTGGGAGGCGGCCAAGAAGAAGATCGCCGTCGAGCTGGCCAATGTCCAGGAACTGAACGTCGCCAACCAGGACGGCGAGAAGAAGACGCAGGCTATCGAAGCCAACAAGGAGCTGCTCGCCCAGATCGAGGCGCAGAAGCTCAATTCCGACGACCTCAACAAGAATTACGAGAAGTTCGTCGCCCTGATCAAGCAGGGCAAGCTTGGCAAGTCGAAGGACCCGGAAGCCGAGGAATACAAGGAACTCCTGGCCAACGCCAAGGAGCTCGACAGGGTTGAGCGCGAGAGCGCCGATCGCAAGAAGAAGCTCGGCTCGATCGACCGTGCCGAAGAGACGCTTGGCCAGAAGAAAATCGACCTTGCGCGCCGGGTCGCCGAAGCCAATGCGCGCATGAACGATCCGCTCGAGCAGAAGACCTCGCAGGCCTATCGCGCCATGCGCACGGAGCTCGACGACTATCTGAAGGACGTCGAGGCGGTCTACGGCGCCGACAGCACCAAATACAAGCAGGCGCTCGACTACAAGCAGCAGGTCCTGTCGCAGTTCACCAACACCGAGGTCGCCGAGAAGGCCGCCAGCTGGCAGAAAGATGCGCGCAACATCCAGCGTGGCCTGCTCTCAGAGCGTCAGCAGCGCCAGCAGGCGATGCAGGAAGAGATCGCCCAGATCGACGCCGCCGTTGCCCAGTTCCAGGGCACCGAGGAAGAGAAGGTCCAGATCGTCGCGGCCGCCGAAGCCAAGAAGGCTGCGATCCGGGCCGAATACCAGCGCACCATGGACCCGATGACGGGCATGATGCAGCAGTGGGGCGACCTGCAGGGCAACCTGACCCAGGCTTCGACCCAGTGGATGGGTTCGCTCGCCGACGGCCTGACCGGTCTCATCACCGGCACGGGTGATCTGAAGTCCGTCGTTGATGGCATCCTCAAGGACATCATCAACATGGGCATCAAATACATCCTGTCGCAGGTCATGAGCTCCAAGACCTCCGGCGGCGCCAAGGGCCTCGGTTCTGTCGGCAAGGGCGGTGGCGCCAAGGCTGCCGGTGGCGGCCTGAAGAAGTTCGGCGTGGCTCACACCGGCGCAATGGTCGGTGCGACCACCATGGCGCGCGCCATGAACCCGTCGGTGTTCCGCGGTGCGCAGCGCTGGCATTCCGGCGGCATCATTGGCGGCCACAGGCTGGCCCCTGGAGAGGTGCCGATCATCGCGCGCAAGGGCGAAGGCGTCTACACGCCCGAACAGCTTGCAGAGGGCTACAAGCGCTCGGCCGGCGGTGGCACGCAGGAGTTCAACATGCCGGTCTCGGTGACCGTCAATGCGAGCGGTGGCACGCCCGCCCAGAACGCTGACCTCGCGCGCCAGACCGCACGCGAGACCAAGGAGGCAATGCGCGCCGTGGTCGTCGAGGAAATGATGAACCAGACCAGGCCCGGCGGCATCATGGCAGGAAGCAGGCGATAATGGCACTCGAGACCTTCTATCCACCGGTCGCTCCCGAGCCCGGCACCCGCAACAAGTCCGAGCTGAAGCTGCTCAAGGCAGAGTTCGGCGACGGCTACACGCAGTCCGCGCGCGACGGCATCAACCACCGTCGGCGCGTGCTGTCGGTCTCCTGGGCCAAGCTCCTGCCCTGGCAGAAGGACGAGATCGTCTCCTTCCTCGAGGAGCGCGGTGGCGACCAGGCTTTCTGGTATACGCCCTCCAACGAGAGCGATCCGGTCAAGTGGACGTGCGAGGAATGGGACGACGCCCGCTCCGACGACGGCATGGATGTGACGGCCACCTTCCGGCAGAGCTTCATTCTGGAAAGTTGATTGCTTGACAGGCGAGGCTGGTTTAAGATAAGTCACTACTGACTTACTTTCAGCAGCCTCTTGGAGCCCAATGTCAGCACTCACTGCAACTGTGCAGACCCCGAACCCGGGCGAGTATGTGTCGTTGTTTCGCCTCGACACGTCCTCACTGGGCGGCCCGGTCATGTTTTTCTGCGCAGCGTCCATGCACGATCAGCCCATCGTGTTCGGCGGCGTCACCTATACGCCCGTCGATGTCGAGTTCTCGGGCATGGAGACCAATGCCGGCGGCGCGCTCCCGCGCCCGCACGTCAAGGTCGCCAACACCAACGGCGTCTTCTCGCAGCTGGTCAACGAGTTCGGCGACCTGCTCGGCTGCCCCATGCAGCGCATCCGCACCTTCGGCAAGTTCCTCGACGGCCAGCCCGACGCTGACCCGACCATGTATTACGGCCCCGACACCTTCCGCGTCGAGCGGCGCGTCGATGACAACCCGATCTTCATCGAGTGGGAACTGTCGGCGGCGATCGACCAGGAGGGCAAGCAGCTGCCTGGGCGCCAGGTCATCCGCGACACCTGCCTGTGGCGCTACCGCTCCTTCAACCCCGACACCGGCGACTTCGATTACTCGATGGCGCAGTGCCCCTATGCCCTGAACGTCTTCTTCGACCGCAACGGCAATTCGGTGCCTTCGGCCAACCAGGACCAGTGCGGGCGCAAGCTCGGCGACTGCGAGAAGCGCTTCGGCGTCGGCAATCCGCTTCCGTTCGGGGGCTATCCAGGCGTGGGGAGAGTTCGGCCGTGATCGCGCATCAGTCAGTAGTGACTTTCCATGATGCCTTCGAGGCAGCCAAGAAACATGCGCGCGCCGAATACCCGCGAGAGAGCTGCGGTGTGATCGTCGATGGCGTCTATGTGCCCTGCGACAATACCCATGCAGATCCCGAGACGCATTTTGCGATCGCGTCCGATGTCTACCTGCGCATCACCACCGGCCGGACCGTCAACTTCGTCGTTCATTCGCATCCCGACGGCCCGCTGTTCCCCTCCGCGCTCGATATGCAGACCCAGATCGCCATGCAGGTGCCGTGGGCCATCATCGCGCTTGATGAGGACCGCATCGCGCCGCCGACCGTCTGGGGCGACCCGCTCGAGCCACAGCCGATCGTTGGCCGCCAGTTCATGCACGGCGTCACCGACTGTCTGTCCCTGATCCGCGACTGCTACCGGCTGGGCAAGGTCGAGCTCGCCAAGCAGGGCATCATCTGGCCGTTCGATCCGCTGCCCTTCGCTGAATGCCCGCGCGACGACGCCTGGTGGGACAATGGCGGCGACCTCTACGTCAACAATTTCGCCAAGTGGGGCTTCAAGCCGACCAACGACCCGAAGCCGGGCGACGTCTTCTTCGCTGCGATCGGCAAGTCCAAGATCCTGTCGCATGGCGGCGTGCTCACCGGCAACGACCTGATCTGCCACCATCTGCCGACCAAGCTGTCCAGGCGCGAGCCTGCGGGCATCTGGGGCCGGGCTGCAGCCATGTGGGTGCGCTATGCTGCGTAAGATCCATCTGCACGGTCACCTCGAGAAGTTCGGCAAGGTCCTCGAGCTCGATGTCGCGACGGCCGCTGAAGCTATCCGCGCGATCGGCATCTGCATCCCCGAGTTCTTCGAAGCCCTGAAAGAGGGCGCCTATCACGTCATCCGTGGCAGCGTCGAAAACGGCTTCGACCTCTCCGGCGAAGACCTGGTGCCGCTGCAGCTCGGCAACCGCGACCTGCACATCATGCCCATGGTCGTCGGCGCCAAGAGCGGTGGCGGCATGATCAAGAGCATTCTGGGCGTCGTGCTGATCGGCGCGGCCGTCTTCCTGTCGGGCGGTGCGCTTGGCGCTGCAATTGGCGCCACGGGCATCACCTGGGGCAACGTCGCCATGATTGGCGCTGCGGTGGCCCTGGCCGGCGTCTCGTCGCTCCTGGCGCCCTCCAAGAAGGACGACAAGGACGATTCCTCCTTCACCTCGTCCGGCCCGGGCAATGCCTACGAGCAGGGCTCTCCGGTCCCGCTTGTCTACGGCGAAGTCTACACCGGCGGCGTCATGATCTCGGGCGGCGTCGATATCGAAAAGGTCAAGGGCGCCTGATGAACGCATTCACTCCTATTGTCGGCGCTGGCGGCGGTTCCAAGAAGGGTGGCGGCTCGGATGCCTCCAACACCTTGCAGTCGCGCGCCCGCGTGCGCCTGGTCGAGCTGATCTCCGAGGGCGAGATCGAAGGCTTGGTCGATGGGCTGAAGTCGATCTATTTCGACCAGACCGCGGTCATTGCGCCAAACGACAACGTCAACCTCAAGGGCGTGCTCTTTGACCAGCGCTTCGGCACGCCCGACCAGGAGTTCATCAACGGCTCGCCCTATGTCGAGACGCCCGTTACGGTCGAGACCGAAGTCACCGCCGACAACGGTCCTGTCACCCGCACCATCAACGAAGAGAACGCCGACGCGCTGCGCGTGATCGTGCGCATTCCCTCGCTGTTCAAGTCGACCGACGAGGGCATGAAGAAGGCCAGCGTCTCCTACGCGATCGACGTGCGCCCCTTCGGCGGCGCCTGGACGACTGCCGTCACCAAGAACCTTTCCAACCAGAAGTGCGTCTCGCCCTACCAGATCGCCCACCGCGTGCCGCTGCCGGTCGGTGGCTCGCCCTGGGACGTGCGCGTCAGGCGCATCACCCCTGACAGCACCGACGACAAGCTTCAGAACGAGACCTGGTTCGACAGCTACGTGATCCTGGTCGAGGGCAAGTTCACCTATCCGA